CCAAAGTAGGTAGACACGGTTGCTTTATGATAACGGAGTTCTGGTGGCTTCTTTAAGCTGATAGCTATTCTCATTTAATAAGTTCCCTGCGTTGCTGTTGTTTAGTGCCTCCCAACATAGCTAGGAGGCCTTTGTACTCGTTTGTTTTAATTCCCGCATGGATGGTAGCCACCGCATCCGCTAAGTGCTCGTTAGCGTTCGTAATCCTGCCTCTGCACCGTATCCAATTCAAGTTAGGATACAGAGTGGTTGCCCACTGGATCATGTCGTCCTTGGATGCATTCTTACGCCCCACTGTGGCTAGCTTAACTTCAAGCGCAGACACTTGAATCATAGGGACAGGGCAGGCGGCTAACACGCCTACTGCGATTCCTAGTGACCATGAAGCCCTAGCCGACTGGGATCCGTGGGGGACTTCTGCGAACGCAATAGTGGAGGACCTGCAAAACGATACAAAAGGATTAATCAGTTCCTTAGCCCTTCGCAAATCATCAGAAGACTTACGCACCACTTTCTTGTCCTGCCCCTCTGTGCTGATAAGCTGGAGTTCTGACGGCTGTATTAGCCCGTCATGGATCCTTGCTCGACACAGACCGAAGTTAGCAAACGCAGCATCTACTCCTGTGACTATCATTTACCAAGTACCTTGCTCATAACTACCTCCGTTAGTATTTTTTGCTCTTTGGTAAAAATGAAGTCTCTATACGGATCCATTCCTTCCGTACGAGGGCAGTCAGCTTGGTACGCAACTCCAGTACTTCCTCACCACCTTTGTTACGCAAGTTGTTTAACCTTACTTTATAGCCGTTCTTACTGAGTCCCAGCTTCTCCAAATTATCTGGTGCAACTTCAAGCAGCCACTCAGCGCATGCAGTAAGATCATCAATGCCATAACCAAACAGTATAGGATACTCACAATCACGATACGCCAGACCCACCTTATTCTTTTTGCATCTTGCCTTGACTTGAACACCTATCACCCTTTCCTGTTTGTCTATCGTTTTTTTAATCTTTCCTATTTCAGCAAGCCAGATGATGTGCGTAGCATAGAAGTCCATCGACTTACCACCGGAACGGGTTTTGGTCTCTCCAAAGGTTACTCCTATCTTGTCACGTATCTGGGACACGATCATCAGCAGTATGTTGGATGACTCAAGAGACTGCACCAGCCTGCGGAACAACTCGCCCAGCTTCTTGGACTTACTGGCTCCGAAGCTTCCCTTGTCTATCTCCCGTTCCTGCTCGGCTTCATCTGACAAGGCATCTAGTGAATCCAGAATATAAAGTCCGGGCTGACCTTTGCTGTCCTTAATCATCTGCTGCAAGTCTTTGAAGAAGTCCTCTACGGTGAATATATTGTCAGGGAAGGCCACTACTTTAATCGGCATTCCAAGAGCTTCCGCGTATTGCTCATCAAATGCAGCTTCACTCTCTGCATACCGGATCTTTCCTTCCGGGTACTTCTTGTGGAAGTTAGCGCAGCACTCGATAGCCAGCAGAGTTTTACCGGACGACTTATCCCCTACTATATTAACCATCCGCCCCAGCACGTAACCACCACCTAGGACTTCATCAAATAAGGAACAGCCGGAGTTAATAAATGGGAGATCTTTGTTAGCCCCAGATGCAAAGTAGTTGCTAACTTCTTCTGCAACCACCTTGCGCCTTGATACTACCGGGGCAGTCTCTACTACCTTTTTACGAGACGTGGCCACGGTTAACGATCCCGCTCTTGACGAAGTCTGCGCAGACGATCACTGGATGACTCTTCCTTCTCTGGTTCCTTAGTGACTGCCCGGCGACTGGAGGCGGCTGGCTTTACTACCTTATCAATTTTCATTTCGTCACAAATCCAATCGGCGAGGTCTTCGTCGTCCTTGCTTTGTTCAGGATCAATACCCAGCTTCTGATCCTCTACTACCGCACTCATTTCATCAAACGTCATACCATGAATTTTGTCCCAATCATAATCCTGGTCGTGGCTGCGGACTTTGGATTGCTCACGCCCGTTCCCGGACTGCGATTCATTAAGTCCAAGTTCCTGCTCACGGTCAAGATCATCATCCTTCCCACGTCCAGCAGTAGCAGACTTACCAGCTCCACCAAAAGCCGCTTGAATGTGGTCGTAATCAAAGTAGTTTAGAATAGTATCAAGTGGGAAATCCTTGGCATAATCAAGCCACTTATCATCACCGAGTTCAGATGATCGACGCGCCACGGCTATACCAAGGTACTCAGTCTTCTGCTTCTGACCTTTCTTTTCAAACTCAACATCATAACCATCCTCAGGATTATCGAGTTCGAGAGTCTCACCCGTGCGTTTATCCACGCTTACCTTGCACACATCCCGGTCTACAGTCCAAGGCATCGACCAGGCCTTGACCCCTTCTTTCTCATTGTCGCGGTCGATAATGTAAACCAATACACGTTTATTAGGTTTAAGCTTTTTTGCGTAATCATCATCACCATCATCCTGCGCACGTTTTGCCTCTTCACAGATTGGGCAGGCTTCACCTTTCATCTTATGCAGGCACAGGTAGGTCTGGTTATCTGGACCGATTCCGTAATGCACATAGATGTCTAAACCAAAATGCTCTGGGTTTTTCCAAGTGGGTGGTAGGAACCGGATGAAGTTGTTCCCATCATTTACCTTGAATACGTTGACATCATCTATAAATATTCTGTCAAAGTCATTTGCTGATTGCTCCCCACGTTTCTTCATTGAGCTTGGATCCCGCTTCTGGTACTCAAAGCTTGAGCCACCCCGACTCGACCCACGCCCGGTATCTCTACCACCAGTATCACGCACACGGCTAGAACCTCCACTATCGCGGCTGCTTGATTCCCTACCACCTCGTTCTCTATTACTCATTTGTCTTTCCTTTCTTCGTAATCATTCTTAGAATTAAAAAATGCTGCTGAAATTAATCTAGCCGACACATAAATACCAATCAGTGATAAGACTGCTATTAATACTGGAGTTAGGGTACCCATCACACTAATACCCTGCGCCGTGCTTTAGATAAGGTCTCACGGTTAGATTTATAATCAGTATCCCGCCCTGCGCTATCTGGTGCGTAGTAGTTAGCTTGCGCAAGATTAGCCAAGGTGGTTAGACTGAACCCACGCGCCTTCCACGCTTCCAAAAGTCCCGTTAGTTTTTCATGGATACGTTTTGACTCTTGATAGGATAGATTAGCTGAAATCCGTTTTTTATCTAACTGCTGTTCTGCTCGTATTTCATTTTCGGTGTACTTACTCCCCTCTTGTTTTCGTAGTTGTATATAAATTTCTGCTTCAATTTTATCGAGTTCTTCCTTCAGTCTAACCATACGCATAGTTACGGTAGTAATAAGTCCTGTTATCTCATACATAACTTGTGCTTGATTCTCCAACTCATCGTCGAGTCTGTTTTTGTCAATTTGTAGCATTGACTCTATTTGGTGTTGTTCGTATGACATGGTAATACCTCCTCTAATAATTATACTGGGAATATAGTATTGCCTATGGCAAGCAAAATACCAGCTAGTTTATCGGATTGGTTACAAGGCTTGGAGAAGGCAGCGAGCAGGTCTAGTAGTCTTGGTACGTCTCTTTCCGACTTAGCACCCATAAGACAAGCGTTGATATAATTAACAGCTACAATTCTAATGCTTTCCGGGTTTGTATCAGTTAATGCTTTTAAAGTATCTGTAACTTTCTTCCAATCCAAATTACCAGATACCAGAAGACGGCAAAGGTCTATTATTTCTTTATTCTCAAGAGGCATTTCCAATAGTCTGGATACCTCATCAGCATCATCACACCCATCTATCATGTGGAGCATAACTAGAGCTTGACGTGGGCTCCCACCAGCAGCCTTAGCTACCTGTTGCAAAAATGAGTCAGGCATCTTCATACTCTCTTGCTCTGCCACCATCTCAAGTAAGTCCATGATGTCATCATAGCGTACCGGCTTTAAATCATAACTACTGCACCGATTACGGATAGCGTCAGGCACCTTACCTCCATCAGTTGTGCAGAAGCAGAAGTATACATGCTCAGGTGGTTCCTCGACTGCTTTAAGCAATGATGCCCACGCCGCCTTAGAAAGCATATGCGCCTCGTCAAGGATGATCATCTTATTCGGGGTATCACCGAAGCCTTGATATCTTAGCGTGGAAGTAATATCACGCATAGCATCTATCCCAGTATTAGTTGCTGCATCGGTTTCAATAATATTTGCAGGTTCACAGCTAAAGGTACTAGCCAAGATGCGGGCTAGCGTGGTCTTACCCGTACCAGATGGGCCTGTAAACAGATAGGCGTGAGAATGGGTAGACTTCTTTAAAGCCGATTGTAGAGATTTAATGACGGCATCCTGACCAACTACCTCAGAAAGTTGTTTAGGTCGATATTTGATAGGTAATGACAGGTCCGGTACTGCTGGTTCTACCGTTTTAATATTTGTATCTGGTGGTGACACTGGTTGGGTATTTACCCGGCTGCGCTCCCTAGTTTGATTCTTGCTGGCCATTTTGTTTCCTTTCGCTATTGATTGTTGATATAGACGCTCATATTTACCTATACCCGTAACATCCTCGCAGCCATTCTCACAATGCTGCTGTGCTGCTCGTGTGCTAGTGACTTCAAAAATACAGTCACTCTCCGGGTGTGATAGTAGGTATCTCATGGTTGAGTTAAATTAAACAGTTCATTTGATCGGTATACTCCAATCTCTTTTAATTGATCCCAACGACGGCCTACGCTTACCTCAACTATTAATGGTACATTAATAAAATCGAACCGGTGCCTGCACATCTCAGTCGCTATTATGGGGACTAATCGTTCCATATTCTCATCTTCCATGAAGAATGATAAATCATCATGCACATTCAAATTTGGTTGCAAGTCGTTTTCATCTTCTGCTTCTGCAAGTTCTGATACGGCATCCATCCCTTTAGTTACTATGTCTGCTGCGGTACCTTGTATCGGGGTATTAAATATCTGGTTCTTACTGAGTGCGCCCCTACGCCTCCGCCCAGTTAGCGTCTCTACATATAAATTCTTATCATAGAATTTAAGTAGCTTGTCTTGCCACTTCTTAACCCCTTGGAACTCATCCCAGAACTCCTCTTCTAAATTCTTGGCTAGGTCTTCTGACACCTTCAGGTTACGTGCGCAGCTAAACGAACTGGCACCAAAAAATTCAGGGAATACCCAGCCGTTCTTTATTTCATCGCGGAATGTCTTTCTAATTTTATTAGTATCATCCCCATTAACTTGGTACTCTGAAATAATACGATCCTTGATACTGCCGTCACATTGCATAAACCGATCAGCCCAAAATCCGTGGATGTCGTATCCAGTCCACATTACATCTATTAGTCTACGATCTTCACTGGCCATTGCAAAAACTCTGGCTTCTATCTGCCCATAGTCAGCAGCTACCATCCACTTATTACCCGGAGCCGCAATTACCCCGCGCACTTCCCTGCGTTTACGTTTAGGGAAATTTTGGATATTAGGATCTTGCGCGGCTAATCTACCAGTTTCTGCAATCATAGAGCTAAATTGTGGATGAAGTAAACCTAGACTATCAACCAAGGTTCTATTGACGAGTGGAAATATGTAAGTAGACTCCAACTTACTAACTGCTCGATGTTCAAGGATTAGTGGAGCAGACGGGACTTCACTAGCTGGTATCAAGCTGAGTACTTCTTCCCCTGTGGACCCGGCATAATCCTTAACCTTGACCTCATCTCGTTTGCAAATGTCGCGCATTAGTTTTAATACTTGCTCAGTGGCAGTCGGCTCAAATACTCCAAACTTCTTTTGGTATTGGATTACCTCTGGGCACCGGCTGATCTTACCTTCTAGAGACTTAATCTCACCCGTTAGCTTGACGTGCATCTCCTCCACATAATCGAAGTCTACGGGAACTCCTTTAAGTTGAGTAAGCGCAAGAGTTGGGGCTAGTCTAACTTTGCGCTCATACTCTTCTACGTATTTTGGATTAACATTTAGTCTTGGCTGTATATTCTGCTTGAGCAGATGGGTCCACTTAGCATCCATCCCGTTATACCGGAGTGCTTCCATTATTGGGTAGTCGGTAATTAGGTGGTTCTTCAAATCTATCCTTGATTGATCTTTCAAAAAGAATCCGAAGTACTCCCTGGTAAGATCATCAAGACTTAGCGTGCCCTTTACCTCACGCAAGGTATGTGCCATTGCAAGAGTATCTTCCCATTCTGTCTTACGCAGAATACTTTTATCTAGGAAGAAAGCTGACCACTCCATTTCAAAGGCTAGGCTGTGGCA